TTTTAAGTGCCATTGGCATAATTGAAACCGTAAACGGGAACTCCGATAAAGAAACTAAACTGAAAATCGTCCCCGACTGCTCTGAACATACTAGCGTCAGTGCCAGCCTGGTCTATGGCGACCATAGTGGTCGGCGCAAACGGCAGACTAGGGGGGACAGTGAGCTCTACATTAATATTGTTGAGCATATATCTATAATTATTATAAAAGGGAACCTGGAAACCCAGGCCACCATTGGAAAGAGGTTGACATGAAACTCTGCCGGAACTTGTGCCACCTGACCCGGTAACATTCTGAATAGCGGGATGGGTAGTACTGGTCGTATAACCTACACCATCGTCAGTAATTAGAACTCTGTTGGTGGGTTGTACATTACCAGAAACGGCAGACCTATAAGCCAATCGGTATCTAATAGAACCCCTGCTAAAAGCATACATAGATGCTAAAATACTCAACATGTCACCACCACCAAAAGGAGGCGTGACCCACACAGTACCATTAAACCGATTCCCAAAGAAACGGTGAGTCTGAAAAGCATAAGCAGGATTGTTGAAAATGACCCCGTTCGAACCAAGCCTATAGAAACTCTTGGCCAATTGGAGAACTGAACAAACATATTCCCCGATAGCCTGCTGAGCGTGATGGACTGGCTCCACATCGTAACCTTTCTCGCCCAGCTCTTTGACTATATCTTCACTGTTGACCACGTCACCCCCTTGAGGGACGACAGGAGCAATGTCAATAATGTCAGGGACCTGGTATTGCAAGTCAGGAGACCCGCGAACCTGTAACATGATATCCACAGTGGACGCAACAGTAGCAGGGGCCAACAAAGGGTTGACAACATAAATTAATAAAGTCCCAATTTGCTCATCTACATTAATATAGGACTGAGGTAAGATAAAAGGCACACGAAGGATAACTTCATCGCATGCTTGTATATCAACAATAGTCCTATAAAGGTAAGACGTGGTAGCATATGGGGGGGCACTAATTAAAGTTTTGCCAGGCACGTACACAAAAGCCAAAGAGCCAGTGTGATACCCAGTCTTAACTATATTAATTTTAAAATCAAAGCCTCCCCTGTACTTGCGGAAAAACCTGCGCATAAAAGCACACGCGGGAATTGTCCGCACTGGTCTAGCACCCAAAACAAAACTGAGCTCCATAGCACTGGGACTAATAGAATGTACAGCCAAAACGTCTCCGATGAGTCTGGAAGTGGACCACTGGAAATCACTGTGGTAGCTCCAAACTGAATTTATATATTTAAAACTCATCTCGTCCATGGCCGCGGGGGTGGCGTCAGTGATCACGCAGATTTTATTGTCTGCAGATAATGACATTGGAGTACATAAGTCCCCTCCGTCGCAATTTTGCTGGTTGAGACCACTGCCCATCATCATACGCATAGGGTCAGCCGTTACACTAGGTTTGCTCCAGCCAAGAGCTTCAGCTGCACCACGTGCAGCTCTGAGAGCCCAATAAGCAGGAGTAGCTAAACTAGATAACATAGGGAAAGCAGTAGCATCGCTAGCCAACTGAACACCAGAACTAATAAGCCTAGTGAGAGGGCCAGTTCCATTGTTGGACTCGGCATCTGTGACGTTAACTTTGCGGGTGCGCCGCTTAGCAACAGTACTCATCTGAGGTATTGTTTGCCCTGAAAGCTCAAGGTTCTCAATAGACATCCAAATGGAAAAAGTTACTGAAGTGGGTCCAGTACCTGTGCGCAGGATCTCAAAAACATCAATGTACAATGAACCCCAAGACGGTGGCGAAGCGAGATCTCGCTCTATCATCGTAGGAGGGGCCACGTATGGAATTGTTAACTCAATAGCGTTGTCCTTAATGTCAAAATAAGTGCCTGGCAGTTGACTAGTTGTCATTCTGTGGTACCTATGGGACTTGGCCTCATTCACCAAATAATTAGCACAGGGGAAATAACTCACCCTTACTAAACCAGCCTGAAAAGGCGTCGCGTTGCACACCAACCTGATCTTAACATCACCTCTAAAAGACAAAAACCCCTGGACCTTATTAACCCAAAGGGTTTGAGCATTGAAAAGTGCTTGCAAGTCACCAGTATACAAATTATCGCCCCAGACATTGGCTGTGGTGAATGTGGCAGAAGCCACTGGTATAGGTTTCGCTAAGAAATCCGCAATTTCAGTGACAGAGTTACATTGCACATCATAACAGTTTTGGGGGTCCAGCGGAGTGGGGTCCCTATTGTAGCTGGTTCCTGTGGTGGACAATTCGAAAGAAGTAGTACCAGAAACAGGGCCAGAGGTAGTTGGCGCATTAATGGAAGCGCTGTCCATGTGAGCATTTTGCTCAGTAACATTCATAGTTTCAGCAAGTGTATTTAAAACTCAGGAACCACTTAATCCCAGAGAGTTGGTTTTGTTTGCCTAACTTTTTAGCAGGGCTGCTGCTCAGGTAAGTTGATGAGTAAGGCTAAATAGCCCACCTGGGAGTGTCCCCCAGCACATTCAAGGCATCTTTTAATGCTGGCGTTAAATTCACTCCAATTGTAGTCGTTTACGACCATCATTCCCAACAGATTCCGGATGACAAAATGTCGCTCTGACACTCATCATACGTATTCGGGTACGGAATAAAACCCAAATTTTCTCTACAAGCGCGTAAAATCTTCGGACAATGTTCATCAAAGGTCGACTTAGGGTGCAAAGAAAGTTCCTTAATCATCTTACAGACATTGTCTTTGTTCGAAACGTAGAAGACCTCTTCATCTTTCTTTTTTGTCCATTGAATGGACTCAAGGATAGTGTCTAAGGCCAACGGCGCAACGAACTTGTTAGGATTCACTACGCAATTACGGGCGAAGGAGCGCTTCAAAAAGGAGACCTCATATATGCTCCTGTTCTCAACTACCTTGTCACTCTTATTCTCATCAGTATACTCAAAGCCTATCTCGCCAAGGGAAGTGGTTAATGCCTGCTGTGTGACCAAAGACAACTTTTTAGATCCAATACTAATTAGATTGTCGTCGCCATAAGCAATCATGCCCCAGCACCCCCGCACGCTCTTTAAAAACGAGCGAGCTTCGTTCTCTTTTGAGTAAATCTTACAAATCGCAGCGCGCACGATTATGTTATTGCACCACGAATTGAGAATTGTGGTCAGAGGGTTACCAGATGCGTTCGACCCAACCCACTCATACACAACTCCATCAGGTAAAATGTGCCTGGAATTTGCGAATTCCTGGATCAAAGTCTCTCTAATTCTATTATCGCGCTCGTCGCCCCCGTAATAGTCATTGACTATCTTACAAAATGACGAAATGAGCGAATACGGTAGTGAACCATCAAAATTCCCGAAATCTCCCGCAATGATACGAGGTCTATACCCTGCTTCAGAACGAGATAAGTAGGAAACGAGTCTGCCGACCTCCTCCGAGTACATATCTATGCCAACGGCTGAGCCGTTAAAAATACGGTTTGCCATGTAATACTGGGCAAAAGCCCCAAAGTACATTCGGACAGCAACAGTCAGGTCAACAGGACACCCGGATATCTTACGGGTCTTCCCTGCATTCACCTTGTCTATAGGGCGCCTCTCGTCTTTAGGAAAGTCCAAAAAGACGTGAGACAATCTAGTACCTTTAGCCGCATACTCTATAATCTTGTTGACTCGCGACTGCAATTCGAGGTCGCAGTCATTACCGAACTCATAGTCCCCTTCGGAGCCCCAAAAACACTGTTTACCACGGGTCCCCTTAGGTATCAGTATACACCATGGGTAGCCTGCAGAGGTTTTACGGGGAATACCATCCAAGCCAGGAACTCCTGGTATTCCGGCAACTGCTTCCTGGTATGTTAGGACGCGTCGGTCACATATTGGTTCAACTATTGAGCCCTCCATATTAAGGACGATGTCACTGTAATCGTCTATGCACTGGTTCATTAATCCCACAGGGAATAAACTATCACGACTATACTTACTCGTGGACAGTGCAATAGGATCAATAGTAACACCCTCAAAGTCAAATTTGCGTAACTTCGCGGGTTTCGTCTTAGGCTCAAAGCCAATATCTCCGTGTATAGGGGACTTGATGATAGAAGAAACAAAAGGCATAGCTGAGGGCTTGGATCTACCCAAAGCAAGTTTCCCAGGTACAGCATTGTAGGGGACTGGATCCAGAGAATCAAAGGAGTCATCCTCAGCACTCAACAAATAGTGGTCTGAGCACGCCATCTGAACTTCTGTCAAAAGACCGTTATTCAAGAAGAAAGCCTTAGCTCTCTCTAAATCACGGTTGTCAATGGGCACACCACAACCAAAGGTACCACCGCCTTTCCCAGCAGTGTGAATGCCTAGGATGGTTTTACCCATGTCCCCTTTACGGTTCCTAAAGACAGGTAGACCGCAATCACCAATCTCGGACGGGTAATTGTAGTCAAAGCTGTTTTTGTTAGTGAAACAATCAGCACCCATGGTGTAATAGGTCTCACCATCGGGATTGCCCACTTTCCGCACCACTACATCCGCGAAGCAATTCGTCAAATCTAGATCATCCCCTATGTCCGGGAAAAGACCTTTACAGACATCACTGTCCATCGCAGTAAAGTAGCGGGTTATGTCGGGAAACCACGGTAAGATGTTGTCCTTCAAATAAATAAACGCCAAGTCGACGTCCTCATTGGGATAAAAGACAGGACCATCCAAAAGTTTGATAATATCAAGGGAATGGATCGTGCCGTTAGGGCCTTCTCCAATCCTGGAGATGTACAAGTCTAATTCCTTCCCCTTAGCGAGAGCAGTGCGCCACGCGACGAGGTAATGCCGAGGAACGACAATCATCCTACCAACCAAACCAAGCCCAAAGCCCACATGGTTCAGTTCGCCATCTATACTCTTCAGAAAGCGGATTGTATTCCGTCTGAGAATTTTGTCACACAGTGAGTGACAGTGAACCGATATCTGGGCAATGGCCTCTGACTTTCGAGTCCTTTCGCCACTCTTCGGCGCGAAACACCAATATAAAGCTGATGCAATACCAACTATAGACGTGAGTGTGACAATATTACTGCTCACAAAGCCGGCACACTTCAACATAATGGGACTGCAGAATTTATTCCACACTCCAGGTGTGTTCGCCAAAAAGGCATTAAAGCTCGAGAAATCAAATTTCGAGTAACAGGTGGCACCCTCCATTCCGCTCTGAGGAACAACATCAGGAATTTCGAAAGGCAAAAATGGGAACTTGCTTCTAAAATAGCCCCACATCCTCCTTATGTGACAATCTGTAACGGGTACGCAGACAGGACAATCACAGTCCTCATGCTTGGTCTCAATGCCCTGCACGTCTAATTGCTCCATCCACTTTCTACCTAGGCGGGATCGATGCTTCATCTTGTCCGTAACACTCTGGTCACGATCGCGGATATCATCAAGGATCAACTTAATGAGGTCTTGGATTCCGATACTGTCATCAGAACTTACATCCCCAGTTAATAAAGACTCGACTCTCTTAAACCGGAGAAAATCCGAAGACGCTATCTTATCCTGGACTTCCTCCTCGGTGTATCTGCCTCCACCTGGCAAAATGAGGTTTCTATAATACTCCTCAGCTTTAGACCTATTGAAGACCACGCTCTTGCCATTGTCGCTCTTGACCGAGCACTCTGGTATAATAGAGCACTCATATTTTCTTTTCCATCTACGATCATACGCCTCTGGCTGATTTATAGACTCGATGTTGAACTTACGTAAATTGGTTGTACCAAGCACGAGTTCAGAATCAAAATAAGTGTTCCCCTTGTTGGAGATTTCAGCCATATTCAGCGAACTAGGTTTGTCATTGACCATTTCGATAAAAGTCACATACTCATTCTCACTTAGTGAAGAACCAGCAGTGTCTCTAGATTGTCCTACCTCATCCATATAAACAATGGGTTGATTGCAGTAACCTTCCCAATATTTGTCAGCAAAATTCTTTGAAAACACGTACTGAGACATGTTCTTTAGAACTTCACTAATAGATTTGGCATCGGACTTCTTATTCTTAAAGACCAAGACAGCGATGGAGATTTGATCCAAAACATAGGATTTACCCACACCGGGTTTTCCTATAATTAAACAAGTGGCAGGAGGGACCCTAGTCACATCTCTGCCAGCACCATAAGACCTACAAGAATTTTCTATCCGGTCGCATTTGTTCCTAGCCTCAACCAAGGAGGTTCTCATTGTTGTAAATTTGGTATCCCCTGCATGTCTTTTCAATTCAATCTCAATCCTCCGACGCAGCGAAACCGCCTGAGTAGCGGCGTCATTAAGTGACGAAGAGTTGCAATCAAAATCAACACACAACTTGTCTACCAAATTTATTAAACTCAAAGCCTCTGGGTAGGGCTCAAAAATGACCATCCAAGAGTAACTGGAACTCAGCTTGCTCATCACCCATCGCAAGAAGTCCTGCAGGAAAGGGAAGGCAAGGTCAATCAATTTCTTCTTTTTAACACTCGCTGCCATAAAGTCTTCAACATAAGTCCTAAATTCAGAAGCCAAGTCGGAGTCTGGTAGACAGTAGTGCCAAACAGCTAACAAAATATTTTTGAAATGTTCCCCATCATTCAATTGACATTCAATACCAGTGGAACTGAAGAAATCTATGACACTCTCTAAAAGCTTTTTAAAGTCCAGCTTACTAAAGACCAAAGAAACGACAGAAGCGCACAGGAAGTACCTCTTCCATCCAATGATTTTAACGGCTAGGACAGAGAAAATCAAAAAGAGTAACTTACTCTTACTAAAAATATCAAGTAGTGGCGTAATAGGCCCCAAAGAATGCTGCATCTTAATTGAATAATCAGCAGATCCAAATTTCTGGGCCTCCCCGGCAACGTCACCAATAGCAGCAGCAAGGCTGCGTATGGCGTCAATGGCCGGTCCGGAATGCTCGCTAAGCAAACCGGCTATGTCGTCGGCTGAGCCAGCCAAATCATCTAAACTACGCGGCACAGTTGTGGCGTCTGATAGCCGATTGACTATAGACTCGAAAATTTGTGGTTCAGGAGAATCGCATCTAGCATCGAGTTTAATACCACGTAACTTCTTTTTCAAAGCTCTGCGCTCGCGTTTCGTGAGAGTCAAAACCTCCAGGTCAGAAACCAACTCGTCAACGTAGTCTTTAACAAGATTGATGTCCTCAGCTTTTATCCTGGAATTTTCACTTTCAGAAAAGGCAAGCTCATAATTACCTCCTTGAGGCTGCGCCCTACTAAGGGGCAAATAATTATAAAACTCACTGAAGCGACCAGCGCAACAGCGAACATTACTCAAATATTTCCCCGAATCCTCGCAATCGGGGTGATGCAAGTGCCAATCAAAGACACAAGCGTCATTACTATACTCCGAAGAATCGGTAGTACTATCATTATCAACATATAAATTGTTCAACATATTATTCAAAAGCTCGGTATCATTAACTACTCTGGGTGTTTCATTACGATATTGGTTGTGAAAAGCGTAAAAGTCTTGAATTTCAAGCGACCTCACTATCCTCCGAATCTCCTCAAATTCGTAAGATAAGAGAATCACTTTACGTTCTAAATCATCAATTGCATCGATTATTGCATTAAATCTATTCATATTGGAAAAAGTGCTATTGTCATTCATATTGCTATTATTGTTGTGGTGTACTATTCATAAGGGTGTAGTTAACGCCAAACGGGCGGACACAGTCAGCCCTAGTAACCCATAGAGAGGGGGAAAGACTGATTCCACAGGCAAACGATTGCGCGCTCAATTACTGCTGAGACAGGTCCCTGAATACCATAAGTGTTATCACACATATATAAGATGTTATACCACCAGATATAAGCGGTTACCACATATGATAAACATAGGCACTCCGAAGAGTGAAAAATATACTACAC